TTGAATATGATTCAGTAAGGAGGGATGCGTAAACACCATCGGCAACTTGTGAAAAGTTCCATGCTCCTTTAACGGTAGGTCTATTTACAGAAGTAATTGTGCTTGAGCCTTTGTAAATAGTACCCGATAGTGATTCTGTCAACTCACCAATTACTTGACCTCCACTTTCAATAGTCAAAGAATTAACTTGTAAATTTCTTCGTGCCGGAACTAAAGCCTTATGTGCGGTATTACCACCGGAGTTTTTGATAATAAGATTATACCATCTTACAGTAAACCCAGTAGGGTAATCTATGTAATCGCCCGAAGTCGGAATAATAAAACTTGTGTCGGTGTCGAAAGACCAAGTTGACTGTCCGGTGTCAAAATCAACACTTAGTAAAGCAAATGAAGTAGTGCTATCTATTTGAAATATCTTTTTGCTATTATCTCTTTTACTATTTAACCCACTATCCCATGTGTTTAAGACGATTTCTTTAAATCGGTAAAATTTAACTGACCCATGTATACTGGAAGTAGGGGGTACATAGTCACAAGAAAATTTCCCACCGTCCAACTCAACTATTGGGTATACTCCATCGTCAAAATATAATACGCCTTTGCTATTACTGTTCGTAATATGCATAACTATCTTACTTCTACCTACAAATGTTTGATTGCTCCCACATAAGAAATACCTATTACTAGAACCGCTTGCGAACGAGCCAGTAAGATTAATTGTACTAGTACTACCGACACTGTTTATTATCTTTGAATCCACATACATTAAAGTTCCACCCGTTCCGGTCATATTAAGTACTTGGCCTTTCAAATCAAGTGAAGGGTCATATGTTATAGTTAGTTCTACTGGCGTAAGTTCTGTCGCCATACCAGTTGCACTCGTAACTGTTATTTCGTTGCTACCTAATGAACTTATTTCAAATGTCGAGTTATTACCTGCGGTGGCTGCTCCACTTACGGTGATAACCATACCAACTCTAAACCCTAACTGCTCAAGACTAAATCCTGTGGCGGGATTAGGTATAAACTTACCACTTACATTTATTGTAAAATTATTTATAACTTGTACTTGGTTGTAGCCTTCATAAGAAGTAAACTTTGCTAATGCGGCAGTAGCACCTGCTAATTCACATAAACCAAACCCTTTACCGGCAGCGAGAGTAGTAGCATGTCCGAAGTGGACATTATCATTAGCGACGGGTACAGTATTAGCCCCTGTACCATCGGCGTTATCAGCCCAATTAGTAGCAGTAGTCCAAAGTTGATTTGCTTCCAAATTAGCAATCCAGTATCTATCAGCCATTAATCATCAACTCATGCTAGGCGTGTCTTTGTTTTACCAGTAGCAAAGGCTGAACCCGATGCTTCGGCAATCAAAGCCACCGCCTCATCAGCCCGTTGCTGATAAGTGATGATTTGTTGCTGAAACCTGCGGTCATAAACACTTTGCATATCTTCACTATAATATGACGGTACAGTATCAACAAGAATATTAAGGGAGTCGAGGCACACTAAGAATTTAATTGCACTCTCTTTAAGGGTAGTATCAACGGCTGCACTTCCGACTCCATACAAAGAGCCTCTAGCCATCTTATTTACTTGGGCAGTTCTAATCGTGATTAACTCCGTTATAGTTGCTTCATTCAGTCCTCTCGGCCTGTTGAGCAAATCCCGTATGTTATCAGTTGTGACCGCCATCAGTATCACCTACACACCATTTGTCGTTAAAATCTTTTGGTACATCTAAGACAATACATTCTTTAGGTGGCTCTTGGCTTCTACCCATCAAGTAAACTAATTTAGTGTTGGCTATAACATGAGCGAACTCACTGTTAGGAATCCAATAGATATGACCACTCTCAAGTAGTTGTACAGGATGACCTTTGCCGACCCTACTTGAAGGTAGAGCCAGTCTAAACATATACCCATTACCGTCAATCCAGTACTTGAGTCTGTGTTCAAGTTCAGCCACACTAGCATTCTTGGGAATGGATATTCCCTTTTGCTTTAACTTCTTTATTAAAGTTGCTTTAGTCACTTAAAGACCTCACAGACAACCTGTGATTGTACAGATACGGTTTGTTTTACCGGCTGCTGCTCCGTCTTGGGATTCGTGAATAACTGTTCCCATGTAAGAGGTAAGTAGCCATGAGAAACCGACACCCTCGATACGAGTTAGTTCAGTCTCTTGGAATCCGTCACCGTTGTAAGTAAAGAACTCTCCTGTCTCCGAACCGGCAATCATAAGGATTGCACCGACTGTACCTGCACCGCCGGTAGGAATAGCCTTACCTGCGCCGTAGTCACGAGTGTAGTAAACATCTAGGCTAACCATTGAGTTCAATCTCTCTTGTAGAGACATTAATACATTGGTGTATAGACGAGTGTTCATCATGTCGGCTCTTAGTTCAGCAGGTAGGACTAGTGCTAGTCTTTCGTTGCCGGAAACTCTTGCGTTCTTGAAAATCAAGTCCATAGCGTTTAGAATATCTGCTTCGGGGTCTGCACCACCGGCTGCCCAAAGAGCAGTAGCGGCTTGTGCTTGACCTGCACCTGCAACCAACTTCGATAGAATGTGGTTGTCAATTAGGTCGGCTCTTGCTTGGATAATAGCCATCTGTTGACGGTTCATGTTTTCCCAAGTTTCGCCTCTAAGTAGAGTGGAGTCTAGGAAGACACATCGGCCTTGACCCTTTTCTAGTTTAACCGAGTAGTTGGAAGTTCCAATCATGGTCGGGTCAACTACTGCGTTGTCGTCCAATGGGTATTTGAAAGTTCCTTCACTACCTGTGTACCATGTGAATGATAACCATCCAACAGTTCTAACGCCAACAAGTTGTGTACCTATTGCGATAGTTGTTGATTGTAGTTGAATAAAGTCTCTTAATGTTTGCTCTAACACTGAATCCGCTTTACCGAATGGGCTAAGTTTAGGTGCTACTAGAGCGTCTGCTTGTACTATTTGTTCTAATGTTTCGTTTGCCATCTTAATCATCTCCTGTTTTTATTTATTATTGCCTCAAGCACTCCTACAAAGTACTGGAATTAAGTCTCCACTTACTGCGGTATAGGACTCACCCATGTAATATCCTACAAATTTCGCACCTGTGGAAGTAGTTGAAACTCTTCCTTCTTCGCCACTCGCACCTGCGGTGTGGACATAGAGGGATTCTCCGATTGTCAAAAGACCTGCGGTGTGAACTACAATATATTGAACTCCGGCTAGAGGGAGAATTGATACTGATGCGTCAGCAGCAGCCTCTAAGTTTCCGGCTGCGTCACGACTTGATTCATCAATTGTGACACCGACTGGAATATCGGCCTTGTCAGCCGTTGCTTCTATGTTTGCGCCGTTTCTTTTTACTAACAGTCCTTTTTGTGGGAATACACTTCTTAAACTGCTGCTATTTACTGGGGTTAATCCGCTATATGTTGTCATTTCATCATCTCCTATTTTAGTTAAGTTCCTCGTACAATCTTGCTCTTGAGTCATCTGCTCCGGTCATTACACCGTTGTAAGCATTGACCCAAGAATTATAACATCTTGCGTAGAGGGATTCGGATACTTCGACTTTCTTACCGTTGAAATAACTTGCTACAACTGGCTCGGAAGTTTGTTCGGAAGCAACCGCAGGGGTGCTTGCCGGTTCAGCAGGGGTCATTTCGACCACTGGCTCGACTACTGGTGCAGGTCGGGAGGATTCCCAAGATGCAATCATGGAAGTCAAAGTCTCGGATGAGAACTCATCGTGTCCTTTAATTCCAAGTTCGCTTGCCTTGCTAACTAGAGCAACACGAGCGTCTTCGGCTCTTGCTACTTCGCTTGCTTCAAATTCTGCTATCTTTGCTTCCTTAAGAGCCAATTCTGCCTTCAATGCTTCCATCTCTTCGGAAGCGACGATTGATTCTGTTTCAATAATCTGTTCTTCGGTCATTTTATTCACCTTCGAGTAATCAGTGCTACCATCGGGTTGATACTTAAAAGTTTCATTTGCCTCAACTTTTACTGCTGATTCGATATTAGCCTCTTGGTACGCCGGTTTATGCACAATTGCTAGGTGGTCGAACTGGAAATCGTCAGCGAACCACATAGTCGGGCGACCCCCTTCTTCATCGGATTCTATTATCTCCGAAGGTATTCCAGTGCCGCCGATAGATACTCCGTATTCCGGCTTCATCCATAGACCCGATTCAAGAGCCTCGAACAATTCCGCCCTGTGGACTTCGGCTACATATCTAACTACATATCCATCCGGCTTTGCTATGTACATAGTTTCAGTGACAGTACCTACAACGGCTTCGTCAACTCCGCCTTCCATATTACGAGTGAACCTACCCATCTCGGACTTAGGATGGTTTAGTGTTACATCAGCACCTATCATTCTATTTGCTAGGGTGGATGCTAGTTCCGGTGCGATAGCCCAATTATTCTTATTGACACCATCATGGAATGCTATTCCGCTAATTCTAATGTAACTTCTACCAGTGGATGCTTCTACTACTGTATTAATATCGTCTATCTCGATACTACAAGTAACCGCTACTCTAACGCACATACCGCCTTGTCGCTCATATCCGTCTTTACACCCCTTCCCATCTTCATAAGCATATTTCTTTTCCTTATCATAATCCGCCTCATGGTCTGTATCGTCATGGGCTTCGTCTTGGTCTTTGAACTTGTGGCCTTCGTGAGCAGCCATACATTCCTCTTCGGAATATCCGGCTTCTTGACACCTTGACATATACTCGCCGTGTGTCTCATCATCTTTAGGAGAAGGTTCAGCAGCCTCTTTAGAGATAGGTACACAGTTAGGTACTTCTCTACCGTTTTTCTTTTTCATACCGTATTGCTCATAACCTTCGGTACATGGGTCATCCTTGTCTTTGGCTTCATGCCCAGTACAACCGCAACCACAGTCCTCTTTTTTGTCGCCACAGTCACCAATCTCGCTGCTCATTTTGTTTACAGGTGTACTGCTCCACATCTTACAAGACCAATAACCGGCTTTTGTTTTATCCTTTTTCTCGGAACAGTTGTGGCGGTCACGGAATGCTTTGCGTCGTTTTGGGTCGTCACGCTTGATTTCCATATTAGGGTCACCAAAGCGCACGATAACTACATTACCACTACTATTCTTTACATATACTGCGAATTTCTTAGCACCGCCCTTTGTTCGGAATGGTTTATTAAGTGTGACTTTACGCCCCTTGTATTCGGCTGCGGTGGCTTCAATGCCCCAATCTTCGTATTCTTCGCTCATATTAACATCTCCAAATTTCTTTGTTGTGACTCGTAATACCCTCAAAAATATCTTCGGGCATGTTTAAGGATATATCGTCTATCTTTTGAACTTTCTTATAGCCTAACTTTTCCACAACTTTAATTAAATTTTCTTTTTTACTATCCTCTATTGGGTTAATAACCGTGACCTTGATACTATCTTTTAACAGACGAGAGTTATTTCTTTTTTCTAATAAGAATGAATGTAAGCCTTTATTTCTATGTTCCTTTCTAATGTAAGTATTACCTACTAATACTATATCATCAGTCACCCTAAGAGAACCAGTATATGCTATCGCCTTATCCTCATGGTATAATACCCAAAAGGACATTCTATCGAATATAGGAGGATAGCCTTTATCGCTTGCGGTAGGAACTTTACTTCCCCAAACTATTTCTAAATCAATATGAGTTAATCCGCATACTACATACATAGTATCACTTTTTCTTTAGAATTGGTTTTAATTCAGTAGTCATATTAAGTTTAATCTTTTCAATTTCTTGTTCATGCAATTGAGCCGACTTTTTAATTTCATTTTCATGTTGTTGAGATGCTTTTTCTAAAGCAATTGTATGGTCATCCATAGCCGACTTAAGTTCTCGGTTATGCTTTAGTTCAGTCGGGATATTATCAACTTCTTGAGTTTGTTCGGACTCCCACATACGGAGAACTGTTGAAAGAGCAGGTGCGGCGACACCACCGATAATGGCGATAAGTGCTATGAAACCATCTAAGTTTTCAAGAACTACTTCGGGTTTCCATATACCCATACCTACTACTGCTCCACATGCTAGAAGCCATAAATAAATTGCAGGTTTCACAGTACTTGAAACCATTTTGTCGTTAAAACTATTGCCGTTCTTTCCCACTTTCATTCCTCCATCATCTCGCTTTCATCCGGTTGTGCTTCTTCGGGGTCTTTATTCTCGTTCTCACGAGGCAACTCGCCCGTTGATTTATCGTTAGTCGTTGCGTTATTTCTATGTTTTCCTAGTTCGCCCTTTTCAGCAGGTAAACCTAAATCTTCACGAGCCTCATTCAATGTGGTTAACCCTGCATCGTAAGCCATAGTGACTCTTCTTGTATGCTCGAATGGAGATTCTTCATCCATAGGGTCGAATACTAACTTAGGTAAGTCGGCCATAGTATGAGCGATGCCTAGTAATTCAAGATGCTTTGAAAATAACATGCGTATAGACTGTGCTAGGATAGTCTGTAATCTACGGATTGCCTGTACAGACCATTGACTAGCATTGTATGTTGCAGCGAAGGTAGAGCCTCTTTCTTGACCCATAGATACTCTTGGTACATGAAGCACTGATGATATATCAGCGTTAACTGAATCTAAGAAGCCGGAGTTATCGGGGATAGTATTCTTTAAGTCCACAAACTCCATGTTAACATAGTGGGGTAGGATAGGAACTTGGTCGGCTCTTAGACCGTCAAGAAGTGAACCTACCGAATCCATGATATAGTTAAGCCTCTCCTGTTGTTCGTCGGGGTCTGTAATATTCTCAACTGCGCTCGCATCAATAGTAATGTATTGCTTTGTTAGACTGTCCTCTAATGCTATACGGTTATTCATACTGTTATACTTTGCTCGGATAGCCTGTTGTAGTGATTCAAAGCGAGATGCACCCCATACACCGTAAGTCCATCGGCCAAGTCTGTCTCTAAACCAGTAGGAACGGTAATCTATTCTTATGTGTAATATTTCCGATGCCTTAAACTTCATAACATCTCGACCTTGTTCTCGTAGAACATATGTCTTCGCTTCCATAATAGCGTTGTCTTTATCAGTTTGTGTATTTGCCGGTCTATCATCGAGGATAGTGATTTGGGCAATAGGTAGGGATTGAATCTGTGTTATACCAACTCCCGATTTACCTACTAGTTTTGATACATCATTACCGTAAACCATCAAATTTCTCATGCCATTTATTAGTAAATCGTCAAAATCAATGATTTCTTCGGCTAAGGATTTTATTGCATTTCGTATTGAAGCATTTCTACCACCTACTAACTTGTATTTGTTAGCAGTTAAGGAGATTGTTCTTACTGCGCCGTTGAGTTCGGGGTCGTAGTTGAGCATACTGTCAAACAAATCAAACTTGTTTGTGTAATCTTGATTAGCCCTAAGCCCTTCGGTGTTCTTAACTATGTCATCTATACCTGCCGCAATAAAGTTAAATGGTGTGCTGCTTTGCTTACTAGCGGTAGCACGAGTAGGTATGTGTATATTATGTGATTCCTTTGCGGTCACAATTCGAGAAAATGGATTCCACCACGCCATGTGTTGCGCTATTTGCGATTCGCTACTTTAATATTCTGCGCTTTTTATATTTCTTATATACCAAAAATCCAGTAAAAGACCAAAAAAGTACTTCTAGCACCAATAAAGTTATCGAAATACCCTTAAGTGGGCTGATTAACTCATCAATGTCGAATTTTTGGCTCATTGTTCTCAAGCAATTATCGGCTCTAATGATGTATTATTGTTATCACAAAAAGCCCACATACTTACTATTGTTAGGTCTTCTATTACGCCTAATGCCTTTTGGTTTGGAATTAGTTTTGCTCTTATCCCACCCACCAGTAATACCAGTAGCCATAGGTAGTGCTGCATTTGTCTTAGGTTTGAACTGGTCTATTGCGTGAGCCAGTGCCATAACTGTATCGTTATGCTTGCCAACATCAATAATATCCCCATTCTTCCATACATGGTTTTCTAATTCGTCTAGTATGATACCTACTTTCTTTCTTATGTCATCACTTCCGAAGGGGAATACTATTAACTCTCTCTCGAACCACACTCTTAAGCGATTCATCAGTCCTTGCTTCAATCCTTTGTTGGATGCTTTGGACTGGCGATAATCTATGTGGCCGCCCTTTTGCTCTATAACAGTTTCGTATAATCTTTGGAAACCTACATCTTCCGCAGCCACAGGTGCTTTGAAGTGTTTAGCCCACTCGATAATTACATCGGCTTGCTTGTCCGGCGGAAAGTCATTCTTGCGCCACATATCAACAAAATGGATATAACCTTGCTCATCTTGGCGTAAGCATATTAAGACGGAGTAATCTTTGCCTATACCATGAGCAGGGTCGAAACCTATTATGAATCGGGAACTACCATCGAGTTGAACATTAAAACCTCCAACGGAATCTATGTCTATGTTTTTTCGGATGAGATGCCTGTTGAAGACTTGGGCATCATCGTCCACGACCTTACACAGATACTCTTGGGCGAAGGCGAGGTCGTCGTCCATGCTGATTTTTTGTTCCAAGAGAAATTCGACAGGTCTAAATTCCGGCCAAAGGGGTATGAGTGAAACAGTATCGGGGTCAGCCCGCCATTCATCCCAATTGGGGAATGCCGACCAAACGCCGGATTTCCATACTTGTTTTGCTTTTTCCGATAACATCTCGGTAGTGTATAGGTCAGTATGTGACATAGGTGTACCTACAACATAGCATGATGTGTTCGGGTCTAGCATTGGTGTAACTACTTTCTTGAACCACTCTCTAACGGAGTCCATAGTCATATCCCCCATTTCGGCTAGTACATCGTCAAGTGCTACTACTGCGGGGTGTTCACCTCTAATCGCTGAACCTACGCCAGTTGCTTGAATCCAAGCACCATTAGTAAACGAGATTCTTTGTTTGTTAGACTTGCGCTCATCGAGATACTTTCGTAATTCGGGATGGCGGCGCATATCAGTCTTTATTTCCTCAAGGCGATTTGTTGCCTGTCGGATAGAGGCGGAGAACAACCATACTTCCATAGGGTTACCATTACGCTTCTCAAATAAACACATGTGTAGTAGTTTAACTCGGAGAGTAGCGGATTTACTATGAGAACGGGGAGCAATAATACAGACACGGTGAACTGATGCACCTTTTCTATCACCGTACATATCCATCCATTCTCCTATGTGGTCAGCCCACTCATATTCGGGAGATAACCATTCATAGAAATGCTTAATGTCATGCTTTGACCTTTGTAGGTGGAAGTTGGGGATTACCATGTTATCACTCTCTTATTATTCGCAGGTAGCCACAATAGACCATGCGCTTTTCTTTCTTGCACCATACTTTGCATGATGTATAACAAGCGTCTGTTTCTCGACCACAGTTCGTGCATTTTCTACGATTGCGATAAAGAAGTTGTGACAATCAATCACTCTCCGTGATTGGAGCGAATAGTGAGCCGATGTAACCTTGTTCCATATCAATGAAGTATGCAGCCAAACCTGCCTTAGCCATAGTGTAGCCGGAGCGAGCGTGGTATCTATCGTGACCTGCTAGAGATGGCATCTGCATAATTAATACGCCATCTTTTTCATGTAGCCTTTGATGGTGAAGGTGTCCGTGAAACCATACCTTGTGTTCACAAAGACCCCATTCTCTTCTTGCTTCAACTGCCATTAGACTACCCATACTAATTTTCTTACTCATGCCATCGCCGTGAGTAAAACCTAGAAGGTTATTACCGTAGGTGATGTAGCGTCGGTTGTTAGGGGTAATTAAAATATCAACATCTTCACAGTCCTCATACGCTGCGGATAAATACATCATTAGTGCTAAGGATGAGTGTCTGTCGTGATTACCTGCCATCATTACTATTTCAACTGGTGCTATCTGTCGCAACAAGTCAATATGTTCACGAGCCAGTTTGCATCCGGTGATTAGGATTTCAGCAGGTGAACCGCACATATCTTGGGGTGTACCTTTGGTAGTTGTTCCTGCGTCGTTATCTATGTGAAACCAGTCACTACCTGCGCCAACAAATATCTTTTCCGGTGTTGATGGAATACGAGATATTAGTTCTTGTGTCTTGGTGAATAAGCGGTGCTTTGCTTCCTCGAAGTTGTATGTCTCCCCTACTTCATCAGCCCATCCACCTTTACCCCAGTGGAAATCAGTCGGGCATACTACGAGAGCGTATGGACTAGTTGCTTCGGGGAACTTTAGTTTAGCAACTTTGCTTTGGGCTTTTTTTAGTTCGGGCAAGTGATTTAGGAAGTTAATCTCTAGTTCACGCCAGTTAGTAGCATCCTTGACAAGTTGCAGTTGTTCCTTACGGGCTAATTTGCCAGTCATTGTATGACGACGAGCCTCCACTAGTTCATTTATGACCCAATCCTCTTCATCTTCCATGATTTGCTCATTAGTCATGGGGATAGTATTGCGTGTGAATTTGTGTATGCGTCGGTACTGGTCGAAATGCGCTCGTGGCAAGTCATACTTGGTACAGATTGTGGCGATAGGCATACTGATTGGTGCTGCATAGTCAAGTAGAAGTTCTCGGTGTTCAGTACCGGACATTTGAATTTCACCCGACGAGAGTTGGGTTGTATAGTGGTCTAGTTCCTCATCGTAATAGTAGGTGTTAGTATCGGCGTTGCTTTCATGTGCGCTACGGATAAGGTACATCTCCCACCCCTTCACTGTTTTTTGGGGATAGTGCTTGTTGAGGAATCGGGCAAATGCGATTCGGGAGGGGTGGTCGTTTATGTCGTGCTTCGATAGGATTTCGTCTGCTTCCATTGTGTTAACGGTACTCACGCCACTTTATGAATGTTTTCTAAAAAAAAATTTTCAAAATTCGTGCGAAGGTAGCCTGTTGCTGACTGAAAGAGAGTTATTATTTTTGGCGGCTAAGGCTTACGCATAGAGAGAAGAAGTAGTGATTCCAGCCCCCCGAAGGGGGCTAGAATCGAGTCGTTTGTAGTTTAGGGGCTTGGGTACTAGTCGTTCAATATGTCACCGATTAGCCCTAGTTTTGATACTATTTCTTCCACATTGGTTTCAATATCCTCAATCTTTGATTCATTGTTTATTCTTGAATCATTAACCTCATCAATTCTATAATCTAGGTCGTTGATTTTATCATCAATTTTATCATCTAAGTCACTCACCTTTCCTTCAATGTCACTAAACATAACATCAAGTTGCGGTAGTGTTGGCATACCTAGTGAGTTAATCGCTTCATTGATTGATAGTTCGACATTACTCTTCATATCTTGTATTGATATTACCAATTCGTTGAACTTCTCTACGCTGATGTATTCAGCACACCACTCTTTGATTGAATCAACATCACTCTTCAATTCATTCATCATATCCTTCATAGGTTGTAACATAGTAATGATTAGGTTCTCAATCATTTTCGTTAACGCTTCACCTACTGCGCTTTGGTCTTTCTTATTCCATTCTTTCATATTTTTTATCTCCTTTTTTGTTTGTCTCATTGGACTTGTATCAATCTCTTACAGGCTCATTATGGTCATACTCATAATGCTCGCCACATATCACACAATAATTATCATTATCATATTCACAATCATGGCAATAACAACAGTCGTCTTCACATGTGTCCTTGATTGTATGATATGTTATTTTAGCACCCGACGGCATTATTTTGGTCTTTGGTTGTGTGCATGTCGGGTTTTGATATGGCTTGTATTCTTCTTCATGTGGCTCTACTAAATCTAAGTCATCATCGGCGCACTTAATACAATTCGGCATTTCGTACAGTTGGTACTCTTTGCATTCTTGGCATAGGTGTGCATTACAATAAGCGCACATATCACCAAATAATTGTTCAACTTTGTTCTCTCGGCATGCTTCACATTCTAATTCATTATTATTCATATCATCAATCTCCTTCGGGTTTTTACTTCGGTTATTCCGAAGGGGGGAGTCCATAGTATATGAATTAATCTCGATTTTGCCCCTATTTTTGGCCTATTTTGTCAATAATCTGATGCACGGACGACCCTATTATGATAGGTAGCCTATTATGATAGGGTCATACCAGTTATTTGATTTTTTGATATAAATAGTATATGTATTAAGTAATATACCCCGCCCCATATATTAGGAGAGAGAGAGAGAGAGAAAGAGAAAAAAAAAAGCCCCGAAGGAAGCCGAAACTTCCAACGGGGCATTAATACTAATTACGCATAATTAGTGTGCTTACTTTCAGAGCATTTCACTCATCTAGTATCAATTTAGTACCATTTACAGCAAAAGTTGTTAGTTGGCATAGTTCGTAGTCACAACTGTATATGATGGAGAAGTTAGGACTATATCGCACCTTTTTACAGGTACAGTATTTATCCAGTAGTATTTGTTCATTGTTAGTTAATGGTCTGTGCATTTTTTTTCACCTCCTACTCTCGCAATTTAACGGAGTAGGTGGTAGTATATATATGTGCCGATTGAATGATTTTCAGTATAATATAGTATTGTATTAAGTAATATACCCCAAACGCTCGTATTAGAGAGAGAGAGAGAAAGTTGGGGCTTCCCCCCGCCCCGAAGGACGGAGGGAGGCAGTTATGTGACGCATCACATATTAATCATTAATTACTGGTACAGACTCAATCATCTGCTGCTATTAGCCATTCCTTGATACTGTCAAGTAATACATGTGCTGACAACCAGTTGTCGCCGTCTTCGGTATCTCTACCTTCAACCGCTTCCCTCAACGCATAATATAACGCTGAATCACATACCAAATCTTCCCTGTCTCTCAACAGTTCTTCCAGTTCTTCAAGTGGACTCATTCTTCTCACCTCCATGTAAGGGGAGCAGGTTGCAGTATATAGTATGATGGATTGAGTGATTTTGATATAAATAGTATATTGTATTAAGAGGTATACTCAAAACTCCCGTATTAGGAGAGAGAGAGAGAGAACCGGCCTTTCGGCCAGCCCCTCATTTTTTCTTTTTTTTATTTATTTTAATAATCCTCATCATAGAGTTCTAATTCACCCAAACATGATGCCATATAACACCCCAATACTATGCCTAACTCGCACTCATAATAAGATTCGCCGGTCTTTTCTTGTAACTCTATATCGGCCAAATGAGCCAATGTTTTTAATTCGTCTATTTTTCTTTTTATTTGTTTTATTATATCTTTCATTTTTTATTCCTCCTTCATGTATTCTTTGATTTGATTCTTGATGTATTCTTGACTTGGGAACTCGCCATTTATCTCATAGTATATTGCCGGTAGTACGGTGTCCAAGTATTGAAGCCATCCGAATAATTTGAAACCGTGTAAGTCAGCATAAGCCTTCAATGAATTAGCGACTCGTATTTCACCCTCTAAGGTGAAAGGGTAGCCATTCTTTAAGTGAAATGAGTCATGCAAGGCTCTAAACAAATAATTGTTTGATTCTGTACCCCATATTGAACCGGCACTAAATCCCGTATAAATTCTAATAGGTCGACCTTCTTGATAATCTTGAATAATTCCTTCCGGCGTTGGGTCTTCATCAACTAACACATAGTCAAGTAGTGAGCCATCATTAAACGCTTGATTGTGAACCCCTCGTAGTTCTCGGTTAATCTTTAGGTATTGCATAAATCGGGTGTCCATATCTCCGGTCATGGTTAACGCATAGCGATTGAGGATATAAACCCGCCGATTGAATAATTATTAATATATTATTGTATTAAGTAAGTTATATTAGTCTTCGCTTTAAAAAAGAAAGAGAGAAAAGGGAGAGAGAGAAAGTTGGGAACTAAGGAGGGGCGAACCCCTCCAAAGTTCATTTATAGTACGCATACTATATTAGCATTAATTATAAGCGACGGGCTTCATTTGTCGCCTGTATATGGTGCATTATGGGTGTTACTCCAACCGCACTCCTTACAAACAACACATGCCCTACAGTGCTTATGATGGCGACGCATTTCTGCTTCACCTTCGCACATGATACACTTCATCATTTTCGGTTACCTCCAATACAAGCCACTTAGTCATAGGATATAAACCCCCCTATTGAGTGATTTTCATTATAATATAGTATTGTATTAAGTAAGTTATATAGTCTTTTCGTCAAAAGAGAGAGAGAGAAACAAAAAAGAGAGAGAGAGCCGACCCAACTCTTGAGCCGACCCCCCTCATTTTTTCGGAGGTTATGAAGTATTTATTTAATCAAGATAAATGCTCACCATGTTTTTAATATCCCATATCGCCAATTGGTTATTTTTTTCAGCCGTCAATATAGCGTCCTCAAGGTGTCGAAGCCATACTGACGGGTCTATGTGCGTGTCGCCGTTTTCATCAGTCCATACGCCAACATATGAGGCGTATTGTTGTTTGAATAGTTTGGCATACAACTTAACAACTTCTTCGGTTGGTGGTCGGCTCATTTTTAGGTATGTGCCTTCATGTAATCCTACATAGTAGCCTAGTTCAATTTGAACCGGCTTCAATGTATTCGCTTCTAGGGTATAAGTGCCGTTGGGCAAAATTTCTTCCATTGAACCGACCTAAGAGGCCACACCTTATAATAGTAGCGATAGGCTCACAGTGCATCATTTAGTCTATCGTTGCCCCCCACCAGTGTCATATATGTGCTAGTGGGAGAGAGAGAAAATACCGGCCAATAAGTTCAAGTTATAGTCTTAGGAAGACTGAACTCCGCCGAAATTTTGTGGAGAGAGTCGATTTCAATGCTGAAAAGTTCAAGTCATTTTTACTTATTCGACCATACCAATTTACTCCAATAATCGCCATTTTTTTGACTTGAAAGCGATAACAATTGATATACTAGGTAGGGGGTGCGTAGCATGTATCGGAACACAAGGCAACCTCCGAATTACCGAAGTAAATTACGAAAACCGACAGACCAAAAGCCTATGGTCACTAGTCGGCGGGAGGATTATGGGTCGTTTATCGGCTTGTAATGCGTTACCAATCGCCCCAATGAGGCGTTTGGTGGGTCACACCACTTACATTACAAACACTAACAGTGACCCGATTGGGCGGTTTCGTACCCGACCCAATCAGCACACACAATGATGCGAGATTTGATGAAATAGATAGCAATAGAGGATTCAAGTCAATGACCTAGTGTGTGTTTCTATCTCCACCTATTCTAAGGCTCATATGAGCCTGTTTCACACTCCATAGGTAGTAGCCGAGTAAGTCGGCGTTAGGCTACCGTAAATCGCTTAGGGAGGTCAGCGTACAAGCCAATTAGAGCATCAATTGGAAATAGACCAACACAAAACAAAGGAAGTGAAAAAAAATGCAATACGCAAACGAAACACAAAGCATAGGCCACTTGGAAGCGATGGTCGGTATGCTATGGGTCTTTGGACTCATGGTAGCCGTCCTTGTTTCAATAGTGGGGAAGAAGATAGAACAAAAAACCCAAAAGCGAACTGGTGTTGAAATTGAACTGATGTTGAAAGACAGAAGGGCAAGTGGAAACCACCATTCTATCGCTAACTACCTCCGGTTAATGGAGATGGAAGCGAAACCTGCTGATTATGGGTCAAGTAATTGTGCTGAAACTAAAATTCAGCCCGATGGCTCGATTGGCAGTTATGGAATGGAAATAGTGTCGCCGCCGATGGAAGGTCAAGAGCATGTCTCTTGGCTAACTCAAGTATTTAGGGCAATCAAAGGAATGACGGCCTCTAGTGTGTCGGCAGGTTTTCACACCCATGTAGGATTGAAACATTATCTTTCTAGGTGGGGCGTGGATGGCACTATGGAATGGCGAGAGGCTAAGGCTATCACTGGGCGAACTGCGTTTGCCTATGGATGGTTTGAGTCGGGTTGGGATTGTTTAGTCAGTCCTAGCCGCCGTGACGGTCATGGAATGTCAGTAGGTATGGGTTCACTAGACTACTTAGTCGAGGCTTGGCGTGACGGGATTAATACTCCCGTAGTCAAAAGCACTTGGAATGATGATTCGCAGGAATATGATTATGCAATTAAGCATGACCATCAATCCGAGTCTATCAAAATCTTCGATATGAGCAGTTGTGAACGATACCAAAAACTCAACACTCAATCGCTTAGGAAACATGGAACAATTGAATTTAGACAACATCAGTGCATCTCATCAAACCCCAAAAAGGCTAGAATGTGGACTGATTTGTGCTATGAGTTTGTGAACCGTTGTGCTGATGCTCCAAGTATCAGCATAATTCGCAAGTTCGACAGGTCATTTGAAGGCATGATGAATTTCATGGCAATAACTAGTAGCGACCCATTGTACAAGTATTGGAATCAAAGGCAAACCCTGCTTAGCGGCGGTGCTTTGGCTAACGCTTGTTCAACTTGTGGGAGTCATTTTTGTATGGATGATAACTACTGTGACAAAGGTACTGAAAACCAATCTTTTGATTGGTCGGAATTTGACAGTCGCTTGGCACAGAAGTTTGAGGAAATCAAAATCACATGTACTGAATGTGAGGAATTTGCTAACACAACTGAAACATGGTATGCTGATGATGGTTACGATGGTGTTGTGGACTTGAAGTTCAAGGACACACGAATACTGAATCATCAAAATTTTAATGGTGAATCAGTAGATACTTTGGTATGGAAATATAGCCAATGTTGTCCGAAGTGTGGAAGTGAAGAATTTCCACAATACGGCTTCTTTGGTGGACTGATTATGAGTCTGTTTGTCATCATGCCTCAAGTTGCTATGAGTTTACTCATAGTCGGTTGTGGAATTGGTGCAATACACAGTGCAGGTCGAAAATTCAATGCTAAAAACAAGTTCAAGACCCTTTGGCGAAAACTCGCTGATAGAGGCGGCCAAGCCGCCGGTTTTGCTTATGAGGCTGGTACTGGCGTGAAATATGTCAAAGCACCTCATAGTTCAGTGGCACTAAGTCACAATATGAACCGCTATATCGGCAAGCAGACCAAATGGGGAATGTGCCACACTAGATTTGCTACTCATGGTATCAATAACGATACTAATGCTCATCCTCACTTTGACAAGGACAGGCAAATTACAATGGTGCATAATGGTGTAGTAAATAATCACGATACCGTATGGACTGAACTTGGAATGAAGCCGACAGGTGATGTAGATTCAATGGCAGTAGCCCAATGTCTTGCGACAGGTATCGAAACAGTGGTCAAACACTGTAAAGGTAGCATGTCCTTGATTTGGAGTGATAACCGTGAACCTGCTGGAACTCTCAAGTGTTGGACTAATGGACTAAACCCACTACACATGGGTCGTCTTGACAACAAGGAGACAGGAGCGGTAGTAATTGCCTCAACTAAGAAGCACTTGACCGATTCATTCGGTAAGAGGTTAGTAACTGACTGGCAAGCCTATGTAGGTAGGGAGTACACAATTCACCCCGATGGCACGATGAGTAAGCGTGACATTGAGGGAACTAAGGACACCGAGCCTCGCTATGTCATAGACTGGCGAAGTGGCTACACTGGTGGATGGTCAACACCTGCTCCAAAAACCACTAGCCAACCAACTCCACAGGACAAGAACCTGCTTGAAAAAGCAAGGCGATATGTCTTGAGGAATATGGACGGCTTCGGTGGATGGCGAGCCACTGTCATTGATGGCATTGAGTTTCATGGATTCGATGGCTTATCGCAGGAAGGCGTTACAGTCAAACAATATCGGTACAGATTGCCAACTTGGTTAAATCCAATGCAATACCAAGAGGATGAAGATTCGATTCTTCTTGGCGAGTATTACTCGGAAGATGTTGAAATGACTTGTGAACCTAACTTCGATGAGTACTGGAATACTGGGTTTTAAGTTCTGTCTTGAATGCTTAAATTATGATAAAAGGTACTAATGCGTTAGTACTGGGAGTGACCGTCTTTAGGGGCGGTCGCTTCCTCTCATTGTTCTTTTTTTTCACTTATTCACATTCACTAGTTGGTTCACTTCCAACTGACCGCATTGACTCTATGTGCGGGGTACAAATTAGAGTCACAATCATAGTCCACTGGACAGGAGATAAAACAAATATGGAAAACGCAAACCGAAACAACACGAACAGTAGGGTAAATTACCATAGTGCGGAACACATTCATTGTGACCGACATTGTGGATGGTATGGCGATGTACTTACAAGGTGCATGTCATGCCACGCTAAGTACCTAGAAGCCAAGCATTACGGCTTCAAGGTATTACCTGCCTACGAGGTTGATGAAGTCGTTGAGGCCGCTAGTGACCTAGCACACATATTGAAGCAAGTCTATCGTGACGAAACTTCGATGTGGTACAAGTCACCGGCATTGTCGGCTAAACTAAAGCGATACTACGAAGCAATTTGGTGCAAGGAATGTTAACACTGATAGTGTTAGTATTTTTCATTGGATTTCTTTTTGGATTGCTAGCGTATAATGAGCAAATCTAGTATGCGTACTAGGTATCAATGCGGCTTCTACCCCTGCGGGGGTAGGAGTCGCCCCTTTTTTTATTTTTATTTTTTTTTAAGATATATTTATATAGTAGTCTAGTACTATGTATTGGGAGAGAGAGAGTTAGAGAGAGAGAGTCAATGGGAGAGAGTCAATCGCCACCTTATAGTCTTAAGACTTAAGACTACCCCACCACGCATAGTGAGAGAGATTTTGAGAGAGAGAAAAGTCCAAGCCTATTATGATAGGGAGAGAGATAAATTTCGGGGCTAAATTTTGCAGGTCAAATCCCCATGTGAGAGAGAGAATATAAACCATAGTCTTAAGACTCAAACTGGGCATCAATTTTGATGTGAGAGAGTACATTTTACTGGCAAAAAATCCAAGTCAAATCTCCATAATCCGAGCAAACTACCGGAAACCGGAAACAAATCGCCGGATAACTGCAAGAATAGCAAGAAGAATGCCGAAAGAATGACCGATGGGAGGTTTTTCTTGTCATTTTCAATACTTTCTTTATATCATTCTCCTGCTACCTTGAAATATCGCTCTCCAAATTGCCCTCGGCCAGTCGATTTCACCACCTACGCAATCATAGGCGACTCGAACCTATCATAATCGGGTTGCCCCGTCGAAACAGGCCACTGAATCGCCCTTGAAATACCGAACTCCTGCCGTCGAGTATATATCCTATGACTACCAGCACCAGTCATGGCGGAGAAGAGTCGGCGGATTTATCGGCACAATTTGACAGGCGTTATGCATCGTTACATCAACGACCACAACCTACAACGCACTGATACGAGAAAAATTGTACCCACTACACCGACCTACCTCGCCATGAAATATACCCTATATACGGAGGAAAAAATATGAAAAATAAAGACCCAAATTACTGCGCTGAAAGATACATGAACCCCAAGAAATGCAAGGCGAATAACTGCCCTTGTGTTTCTCACATACTGGCAGTACCCCGCAAGTGTAAGAACTGCGGTGGTAATGTGCATTATGACTATGCCCACCATGCAGGTTACTGTGTAACCTGTTATGTGGATGAGCCAAGTGCGGGATTGTTTGATTGAAGGAGGAATAAATATGGAAAAAATACGAGATTATACAAAATGGATATACAATAAGCAGTACACAGTAGCAATACAACTTGTACCTGCACAAGTGACACTATACGGCAAGTGGTGGTCGGAATACTACCAGTACCAAATAACAGATGCTAAAACTGGCATGACTGTTAGGGATGAGTGGGGATTCAACACACTGCAAGAAGTGTACCACGAAATAGCGTTAGACGCAAAATACCACTTGAACAAGGAGGAATAAATATGGAAGCAATAATTAGAAATTTGAAAGAAGCAATAAGCGCAGGGTACGGGGCTGAAAATGGCCTCGATTATAGATGGCAAGCATTGAATCGTGGTGCGAGACGAATGCCCGAAGATGATATGAGCATGGATTCACTTGAACGAAGAAGTGCGGTAGTCGCTCAAGCAAGACGAGACATGCAAGCGATACTAGATACGCTGATAGAAGAACTAGAAATGAAGGAGGAATAAATATGGAAAATTTTACAGTAAAAACGAAGATTGAAGCACAAGCCAGAATTGAAAAAATGCTAAAGCGAATCGAGCGAGCATTTGTCCGTCGTGGGCATCTGTTTGCTCATTCATTTGGCGACCAGTACACAGTCAAGAAGCATATTGGCCGTAGTGGTAAGTATGTTCTAGTTCAAATGCAAGATTTAACTATCACAATGAGCGAGTTATCGGACGACTGGGAAGTACTATTCTCAACTGTACCTGCTAACCCAAATGATGCTCATATGTCACTCGGAGTTCACATGATGAATCCTGCACTGGAAGAAGAATTTGACCTCACAGACCGTGTACATTTCTTGGACACCTGCGACCATTGTACAGGCTCTAAAAGAGGACGATTGAAGACCGTCACAGTACGCCACAAGGACAACGGGGAAATCAAGACAGTAGGTAACTCATGTCTGTTTGAATACACCGCTATTGACCCTAAACTGGTTGAATCAATCATGGCGTTTAGAGGCAAGGCTACAACCCACGATTACGACACAGGTGCAAAGGGCGGTCACTATACCCAAAACATCGCTGATTTCGCTATCAAGTGCGCTCTATGGGTACACAACAACAAGCCGTACAGAAGTGGACTAGGTAGGACTCTATTGCAGTATGGACACATTGGAAAGGCAAGCAAGACAGGAGACAGTTACGACCCTAAATTCATTGGGTTTTGTGAGATGCAAGGACTACCTCCAAAATACACATGCATACACCCTCTCGATGGTGTAGGTGTAGGAGATTGTAATTGGTCTAATGAGGCATCTAACAGTGCCGAAGTAGATGATGTAGTCATTGATTTAGCCAATGAGATTATTGATTATGCACACAATCTTAGCGGGTCAAATTCCTTTGAATTTAACTGCCGTCAAATCTGGAAATCCGGTGTTGTATCAACCAAAACTGCAAGCATGGCAGGTGGACTTCTTGCATCATTCTTGAAGAATCGTAGCAAGTTAGCAAGACAAGCAGTACAGGCTAAGAAAGTTGATTCTCTTGAGAACAACAGGCATCTAGGTACTGTTGGTGAGAAGCATGACTTTGGAAGCGTTGTAGTGGACTTTGTGAGGACTATTGAGGGTTACTACGGTACTACTACCTTGACCAAGTTCTTGACGCAGGAAGGCGACCTTTTGGTATGGTTTAGAAGTGGAAACAAGACCGACCTAGTACAAGGGCAATCAATCAAACTATCGGGCAAGGTAAAGAAGCACGATGCCTACAATGGACGCAAGCAAACTGTACTAACAAGAGGTAAAATCGAGTAAAGTATATATGCTAGTTACACATGGGAAGGTTTGAAGCGGAGTGAGAAGAATGAATCCAAGAACAAAGAAAATGATTGACAATAAGATATTCGAGTACCTTGAGAATGAAGAACCATACTGGCTTATGGCTATCATATCAACGGCTACCGAAATACTGGAAGAAAAATTAGAAGCAAGAAAAGGAGAGGAATAAATATGGAAAAAACATACAGAATAACAGTAACATACGAAGCAGAAATAACGACTACCCTAAGTGCCGACGAAATCGAAGAAGGCGTATGGGTAGGTGAATTTGAGATAGCAAAATTAGCCACCGGCCAATCGGTCACGGCTGATGCAATAGACATAGACATACAGGAGGAATGAAGAATGAAATTTACAGAAACAGAAATAGACACAATGATTGAAGCGATGGTGACATTTATGCGCCAAGTCGAAGAAGCGCAAGAGCATACCTATGGTACGCTTTTTGATAATGAATTAGTCCAAGAAAAGAAAGAAGATGTGCTGAAAATACTGGCGAACAAGCCGGATTACGCATGGTTCTACTTGACAGAAGACGAAATGGAAGAATTTGGAGGACAATAAGACTATATACTACCGAGTAGTGGAAAGTTTGAGTGAGACACACAGGAGATGAACAAGATGAATAAAATAACAAGAAAGACATATCATATAGAAAGAAAAGAAACAGTAGTATACACCTTTGCGGTGGATGCTGCCACGAAGAAAGAAGCCCTAATGTTGGTGGATGACAACGAAGTAGGCTACGACGGCATGTACGGTGTCGATACCTTCAAGGCCAAAGTAAGCCACATAGAAACATTCAACCAATGCCCTAACAAGGGTCGAGCATGGTCGGAAATACCAGTCAATGAAATCGAGATTGACGGGGATAACAAACCGAGAAGAACAACCAAGGGTAGTAATGGTTCATCGTGGTGGCACTACAACGGTGTTTGTACTGGCGAGAAGAATGCAGATGATGACTTTTGCTACAAGTGCCAAAGTAATATGCGTAAGGGGATGAGATTCACTTTACCTGCCGAGAATGCATGGTTGAACAAGCAATACGGACAGGGGTTGATTGTATGAATTGCAGTAAGTGTGGATTTGAATTTGAGGCATGTACCTTTAATCAAAATGGCGTAGCCGTTGGGCATACTATTGTGCCTTGCTACTGCAAGAAAAGTACTGCGAAGAACTTTCAACACGACAAGCAAGGTGTCGAGATAGTAGGTCATAGACCAGTACTGAAAATACCAATTGACAACCTACAATATGTGGGTGCGCTCGAAGCGGGTCAAGCGTTCTTAATGATTGAGAAGGATGGCCGCACATGGGTTTGGGATGGCATGATTATGGAGGGCTAATACCGAAGGGTATATATGGGGGAGACCCCTAATTTAGAATGTGGCCGAGACAGGCCGACAAGAAACAAAACAAGGAGATGAAAAAATGCAAGAAAGGAAAAAATTAAAAGCAGAAAGAGGCGAAGGAACATACACACAATGGGTGGCAGTATCGAAATGGATAAGCAAGAGGACAAGGTATGTTGCAGATGAAACAGGGAACTGGACTGACACAGAACATTGGAGTATGATGAAGGACAATTTATACCAATACCAACAAGCACACGGAAAGCAACCATTACTCAAGACATGGGTAAACAATGCTTACTACGATGCCGAAGGACGACCAGTTAGAGATGAGAAGGGTAATACAATACACGGACAATACTACATACCAACGCCGAGAGCCGATGGATTGCCACAGAAGCCGACCCTATGGTACTTGGAAAAATTGGAGAACCATATCAAGGTACTAAGTCCGATTATGAGGACGGTTAAATATAATGGTGCGGTCGTCTTTGGTTCGACTGTTCAATCACCACATAGCGACGGACACATTAGAAAATTTGTAGTCACTAAGGAAGATGTAAAAGATGTGGAGGGCTTCGTAATATCACACAGTAGTAGAGTACTCTATCACCCAAGCGGTGAGAAGAAAAAAATTCCTAGTATTAATGTAAGTCTTCACAAGGCGAAATTGTTTTTGCCAAAGGGAATAAGATACAATGTCAAATTGACACCTGCTCATGCCGAAGAGTTCTTTGCTTGGGTTGAAGGTGCTAAGAAGGTTATCAATGGGATGAAGGTTGCAGCACAGACACAGAAGACACTAAATGATATTGAGTACTTCACTTCTAATATTACGGCTTCTATGAAAAATTACATATCGCTTAGAAGTAAGGTCATCGCTGGAAAATTTGAACTTGCTTCTAAAATCTTAGAGCATGAAGATACTTTGGCTAAGGGTCGAGTGGTTGCTGATGCAATCATAGCGTTCAAGGGATTGGATATGACCGTCGAAGAAATCGAGAATTTCTATAAGATACCGAGAAGCGAGAGGTCATTAAGCACAGACAGTGGATTGATTTCAGCAACCTACAACGATATTAGCAAGTGGACTTTCAACCTCAAGTGGAATTGCCCTCAAAAATCATTCGATAACTTAGTACGAGATTTGCTTAACTGTAAGAAACTTATAATTGAAAATGCTAACAAGATTAAGCGTCTTGCCCCTCTTGGTGGCGAGGCTAAAATTAATGAGGCAATGGCAAGCAAGGATAACCTCAATGGTTGTATGACCGTCGAAGAGTTCTTTGCAGTACACGATGATGTAGTAGGTGATGAAGAATGAGTTTCCAATACACAAGGGAGTTAAGCGACAACCATGTATGGACTTGGTTGAGCATGGCCTTTGAAGGTGGTTCTAACTACTGGATAGACCATGCCGAGATACCTCAAGCGGTATGCGATAGATACAAGCGTAGCAAGATGTTATGCGAGGACTTGTCGGATTGCCAAGAGAAGAATATCTACAACTGGACACATCAAATACCATTCCTTGAAAATGGGGCAGTTAATATCGTGACTTACGAAGGCACAATTCACCCACTAAATCGAATGAATATCGAGAACGGTATCATGCTAATGGCTATGAATAGCCCACGACACTTCAACGATTTGGTTGATGAGGGAGGCGACTCAATCACGGCTGATGTACTCTTGCAGTACTCATTGTTTGGCAAGGTGATATATGGATGAAGTCGGATAGGGAAATTGCAGGTATGATTGCGCTTGCCAAGCATGACAAGGAGATGTGGTACAAGGCCATGCGTGAGGCGACAAGCCGTAGCGATAGAGCCGAGTGCATAAGGAACTACAATGCTTTGCGAGGCGTAATCAAATCATTAGAGTGGGCTGCCTTTGGTGGCGACGAACCACTACGATGATATTAAATACCGAAAGCCCCTATTTACAAATGGAGATGAACAATATGGAATACAGATTCAAGAACGGACATGCAAGAACGGAAAGTCGAGTATCACCTAACGGTACACCCGAAGTAGTGATTCATCTATCACCCGATGGACTACCAAGTGGTCTAACTAAGATAGGAGAATTATACAAGGAGGTATCAGCGTGGGTCAAGACTGAAAAGAATGTAGAGCATACTGTATTGCTGATGAAGCATACAAACGAGCCTTACATGGTCGCCTTTAAATCAAGGGGGTATGACGAATGATAAAAAGAATAGAACAATGTCCAACCTGCTATGAACCAATGGTCGTGCGGGTACTGGAAAGTGGAGTCACTAAACTGTTTAAGTTATGTGATTGCGAGAAGGAGGAATAAAAAATGAAAAAATATACAGAATACTTAGAAGAAATATATCAGCCATTGACGGCTGACGAAATAAAGAAAGTCGGCAAAGTTATACAGAACCCCATCGAACAGAAGTTATATGATGAAGTCATATACCTACGACGCTTGATGGGCGAAGCGTATATGTGGATTGGTCGCAAGGCTACTCAATCACAAATCAACAAAACCTATACTTCCTTGATGAAAGAAGCCACAAGAATTAATAAGGAGAATCGGGAGGCCGACCTATGAACATATTTATCCTAGACGAAAGCCCGACTGAATCAGCCAAGATGTACTGCGATAAGCATGTACCTAAGATGGTTGTTGAACTGTATCAAATGATGGGTTCAGCCCTGCGTAGGCATGGTGCGGTGGATGATATTATGCCACTTACTAAGTCGGGTACACCGCTTAAGGGTGGCTATCACAAGCACCCTTGTACACTGTGGACTGGTGACTCAAGGGAGAACTTTATTTGGGCATCATTTCATGGTGCTATGCTATGCGAAGAGTACGAGAGTAGATTCGGCAAGAGTCATTTCTGTGTAGATGCTATCGAGCAAATGTTTCACATGCGGAACTTAATTCCCGATGGCGACTTGACACCGTTTGCACAGGCTATGCCCGATGAGTACCGTGACCCCAATGCGGTCAAAGCATACAGAACTTACTACAAGAATGACAAGGCTCGCTTCGCTAAGTGGGCTAAGGGTCGCAAAGCCCCTGCGTGGTGGTCGGTAGCATGATTAGTTTTGACGAACATGAATGCGCTTTGATGTACATACCTGCTGATACGACTATGGAGATTGAGAATCACCTAATCACCAACGGGATGAATAAGGAAGGTATGGGTATGATGGCTAAGGAGATTTTGGGCGTACCTCTAACACTAATGACTGAATGCTCACATGAATACAATGATGTACTGGAAGTCGTCGTCTATCACTTAGGACAAGATGGTAGGCTACCACTAAACATGAGAGCGACGGCAGGATTACAACAGGGGTTCGGCGTACCTAATGAGTGGGAAGGCGACATAGTAATCGGATTTAGTAGTGTGGAGTTGGTAGCGTGAATGGGTTAAGTATATATCCTATGGCTTCATGGCTTAACATGGAGGCGACGACAAATGAGTAATAATAGAATACTGTTAGAATCAGCACAGAACATACTTAGATATGTAGTAATTAACAATGAAGGGGTAGTACCTGTTGAATTGATTGATGATGTGACGGTTCTAACACTGGAAGAAAAAGAACAGATAATGGAAGACCTATACCATGACGGACAGGCTAACCATTTAGAAATGATGAACATAATATATGGAGATGAATAAGATGAGCGAAGAAGTAAGAAATAAAGACACAAGTATTCATGTCGCTTTGGATGCGATACAGATATTGAATAAACTTGTGATGATAGTTCCCGAACATTGGATGCTGAACAATACAGTAAATATTCTGTTAGATAGACTGAAACTGATTATGATAGAAGAGGGATATACCAATGAGTAAATTCACGGCGCATTGGGATATGCACGAAGATGCCGAGAAGTGCGGCTACAATAGTATGCACGACATGATTGACAGTCTATATGATAAGAAAACTATCCTTGAATGGTTAGTAACCTATCTTACCAAAGAGAATAAGAGGCGACTGGTGGATGATTTAGTCGAGTATCTGTTTGTTGATGAACATTGGAGTGACCAAGATATAGTCGCTCTCGCATTGGAGGTGAACGAATGATTGCCGAAGCGACACACAAGGGTAAAAGATATGTTTTTCCTATGGCTCTATGTGGATATTGTAGGTGCGGGGGCTATGACCCCGAAGAGATTCACCAATCCGATACTGCTAAAGCAAGTTTCAAGTTAGGTAAATTAAAAGACCTAAAGAGTATCATACATAAGTGTGATATACATGGCAACAGATACGACCCACTATGCTTAAAATGCATAGACCGTAGCATGTACCCCGACAACAAACCAAAGAAGGTGAAGGAATGATTAAGTACTGGCGTGACTACATTATTAATTGGGCGGGGAGTTCTCAACCTTTCTTCTTTTGTAGTTTCATATTTGGTTCGACATTCCTCCATTCGGATTCTCCGCCCACCAATTTTTTAAAGGTGATAGGATGAATTTTACATTTGCGGATAGCGTAATGAAATTGCTAGAGGACAACCCTGATGGGCTATCATCATACGACATATTCAATTTACTGGCTGACACCAAGACACCTAGATGGCTACCGACACGGAATAGTATCGGCTCTAAACTAAAGGCTATTGGAGGCGTACAGAAGAAAGGTAGTGCGACAGGCTACTCGGCTATGACTAGTCGAAAGGTCGTGGTTTGGGTTCTCGATGTGGAGAAGTTCAATAGGTGGAGGTATGACAGATGAAATCATTAATTGATTTGAAAGCCATTAACTACATTACGACTAAACCACTCACACGCAACAAGAAAGGTTTGCTGATACAGACACCTTTCATACAGATTGAAGAAGGAGATGAAGTATATTCTCTCACAGGTAAAGATGTGATGTGGTCGTATTTCGATGCCATCTTCTACCAAGACCCACTTCCAAGACCTCCGGTTGAGGATGATATATTTGCGCCGACTGTAAATAGCCCGTCGCTACTATCATTATTACAGGAGTTCACTGTTGAAGCCATAGAGAATGGTAATAGATACATACAGGTGGAGCATGACAAAGATGGTACGGTAAGAATGTTTGCTAACTTAGATGATAAGTCTAAGAACTTTGACGACATACGGATAGTAGGTAATATGCTAAGTACTGCTTCCAGTGGCCTCTTAGTTTACCAACCACTCATATATCGTACAAAATCGGGTAATCATATACGCCCTGCGTTAGTCCATGCGGTCAAGGATTGCGTTATAGTGGTGTATGACATAGGGCATAGTTATTACTTCGCCGTTAGGGGCGTTTGTAGTGCCAAAATGCAGGTAGGATTATGTGAACCTATGCTAATCAAAAAGAAAGATTCGGTAGGACTTGCTATGAAAGTCAAAGATACTGTTGAACTTTGTGTTAAACATCTTACAACCACCTCTCTAAAGAAAGGTGTTAACCATAAATGGTTCACTACGAGGGAGTATGATATTCTTTTGCATCAACGATTGGGGGTGCGTATATAATACTTCCGTAATTAAGTTTGTTTAATTCTGTTTTTTAAAATTAATTAAACGCTTAACTGCGAGGCTAAACACCGAATTAAGTTTATTCGTTATAGGGTTTTAACATAATGGCTACTTACTATTACTACTATTATAGTATATACTATTATTTCTTTAATATCTCTTTAGGGAATTAACTTAATTAGCGATTCCGGCTTCCAGTAAATCGTTTATTTAATTTTGAGAAATAAACTTAAACAAAATTAATTCCGGTAGTATTAAATACTGACGACGGGGTAGTGAATAATATGAGAACAAAACACGATAGCATAGACATATACACAATGGATGGTAGCGATATTAACACCATGCTAAGTACACATAACAAAGGACTAATCATATTCACCGAACATGAATATGGATGCGCTTCGCATCTAGCAATAAGTGGGCTGGTAGAACTGGATAAGCCACAGGCCAAAGTATTGAGCCACTTAATCAATAACAATGTCTTCAATCAAACAGAAGACTATGAGGACATTGGTTGGGATTTGTACTTTAGTTCGGGTTACACTGTACTCAATGTAACTCGATGGCCTCAAACTTCTTTGATTCCGCCGGAACAATCTATGACTACATGGATTCATGCCTACCCGCCAGTTCGTGACTTATTAGAAGTCGCTAAACAAAACGAGCATAATCATATTTACTTCGCATCATCTACTACTATACACGACGCTCTTGATAACAATGTCTTTAAGATTCACGACTCAACGGAAATCATAGAATACGACTTCCATCAATCTATCCCAAACGATGTAAAACTTTTCTTTAGCCCCCCTACTTGGTTGTTCCCTCACATGGGTAAACTGATGGGCTATGAAACCTGCATGGCTATTGTGAGTGGACATAACCCCGATGAGCGCATGGATTGGGATGCAGGAATGACATTACAGAATAGATTACTAAGTATGTTTGACCTACCACTGATTGAAGGTGCTTCATTAGACCTCAAGCAAGAACTCGAAGAAATATTTGATAGAAGCGATAAATTGATGGGCGAGATTGAAGGATTAGTTAATAAACCGGCGAGTGTGCCGAATCATATGTGGGGTTGAAGAGATGAATATATTTGACACGGTAAATGAGTATGTAGAGCGCAACTATTATGTTGATGTTGCCGATAAAGTTCCGGTATTCATATGCTCTATTGGCACTCACATATTCAACGGATTGAACAAGTGCGGTACTTGTCCTTTCATACCTACTGGTGACGAGAACGAGACATTTGCTATTGATGCTTGCATACTACGGCATGACAAGCGACCTATCTATACTCCTATGAGCCATGTAGCCGATACAAGACTACACATCTTGATGCGTGGTATGAAGGGTTCGGGTAAGTCTGTACTAATCAACCTATTCTTATCACCCAATACTGGGCTACTATCCAACCCTGCCAATGCTGAAATAGGCATGGGCTTTAGAACTGACATTGGAGCAAACTCGATTACCGAGGCAGGTATGTTTGGTTCTGTAAATGAAGAAGGCGAAGTTATGGGTCGTCCACTGGCAAGGGAAATGTGCGGTGGATTCTTAGGCTTCGAGGAATTTTCAGCCTTGGTTAATGCAGGTAGAAAAGACCACTCCGCCGACATTACAGACCAACTTCTCACATCAACTGATAATGGTCGAGTCAAGAAAGTTATGAAGGCTGGATGGGTCGAATACACTACCAAGTTTACTCTATGGGCGGGAACACAACCTGCTCGGTTTGAATTGGAGTCGGGGCTTGACCGCAGGTTCTTTATCATCGACATTGAAATGAATCCCGAAAAGGAGATGTTATTCAAGAAGGCTCAAGCAAAGCAAGCGTCGATGCCGAGTTCCGAGAGGGCTGCACTGGTTGAACTGAATCTAAAGATTCGAGAGTTCTTTACTGAGAGGGCTATGGAAGTTATAATGAACCCTCCGAAGGGATTGTTCTTCGATGATGCTTTCAATGAGTGGTTGTTTAGACCCGAAGTAAGAAGCCATGAGGCCGACTTGTTCCGCCGACTGGCTCTAGGACATGCAATAATGTCACCCGAATATGAGGGTGGCGATATACTGTACATAGAAATGACCGACCAATTGAGAACTATTCTTGACCGATGTTTGGAGATGAGAAGAACTGTCATGGATGCTGACTTGAAACTAATCAAGACGGCGTTTTGGAACACTCAAATGAGTAGGTCTAACATTATCAAAGAGGTAGCCCGTATGATTACTAACGGTGACTACCAAGCATCGAAGCGGTGGATAGAGGACAACCTACTCCATCAAGGATGGTACAAGGAAGAACGCTCATCCGGCGGTGGGCGTGGTAGAAAGGGAGTACAGGTCTTGATAGGCTACTCTCCCCGTAAAATAAAAGCCGAACAAAAGGAGGTATCACAATGAAAAAAATGAACAATAAACTGAACTACGCACGATGGAGAACAAAGGCACATAAGGTATTGAAGGAGCAGGGTGAAATGGATATGGATAGCCTATTACATAATATAGGTTATTTCCGCTTCGCTCCCGTCAATGTGAACTCCGCCACTCAAACACTACTTAAGGACGATAGGTTCTTATGTAGGAGGGCTAGGGAAGATGAGAAGGATTACTTCGGTGAAAGCACACGAACTGGTGAAAGGTTTAGAGTAATGATATGGAGTGTTGTAGATGAGAACTAAGGTTGAAATACAAAATCGGATAAATGAGTACCCCGAAAGCCCCCATGCGAGCGACACGCAAATTGCTTCTGTTAATGCGCTACAATGGGTTCTCCAAACCCCTAACTGCCCTGTATGTTTACTACCTAATCGTAGGGAAGTGGAAGTTAAAATCCATCGTGGTGAAATGACACCCGCATTCCTTGAGACTAAATACTCATGGCCTGTCGGTTCGGTGAACCCTCACATGGATTTAC